CTGGAGATAATTCATAAATATATTTCAAATTACTATTAATAATTTTGTGAATTATGCCGATATATATTAGTGAAGGGTTAAATCTGAAAGCCGATATAAGCAATAAATATAAACAGAAAGTGAGGAATTTAATGGCTTTAAAGATTATGACATTTGACGCTGCCGATTTAATTAGGTACGACAAGAAAACAAAACAAATTGTTCCAAGTAACCTATCAATGTATTCTGAAATTGTTGACAAGAAAACTGGTGAGATTATCCAGATTAAGAATAAAAGATTATTCAGGATGCGACAAGAAGATTCAATGGTATTAGATGAACTAATGCGATTGATTGAACAGAACAGATTAAAGAAAACAGCAATATTCAAAGTAGGTTTTAAAGAAGCAACAAATCAAATAGTCCATGTAACATTCAAATACTCTAAGATCAGAAGTACAGACCCCAAAGATAAAAGTGAAGATGGTAAGTACAACAAATATAAGATTAAGAGCAAAAAAGAAATTCGTGATATGTTCTATGATAAAGAATTTAAAATGGATGGTATCACATATGTTAGATGGATTAGAAGTGGTAACACAGCAAGAGAAGGTAACTGCTTATTCATCAACAAAGAATTGCTAAAACCAATGAACAGGTTTACAGATTGTGGAATAGATACAAGTAAACCACAAAACCTTGCATCTTTTGAAGCATACAGAGCATTACCACTATCAATCAAAATAGGCGATATAGACATTAAGCCAGAAAACATTTTACTAATCAAAGATGTAACTTCAACATTTACCGAAAAGGTAATGCACACTGGCGAAAAGAATGGAAAACTTTTCACAGAGGAAAAAGAACTAACGATCACAAACAAAATTCATGATGGACAGTCATTGATAGACAAGTCGCTCATGGGTGCATATCAAGACAAAGGTATGCTACTTCTAAGACATAAATTCTTCAAGTCCTGTTGTTTCAACACAAATATCCAACAGTGGTTAAAGGACAATAGAATATCGGAAGTATCTCAATTAAATGGAATTACACTTGCTACAAAGATTGAAGATATAAAACTTATCACAACTCCAAGCAGTATAAAATTCTGCAAGTTTGGTAAAAAAGATAAATGGTTTTTCGATTGGTTGGAACAGGTGGAGAAGTCAAAGAAACCGTTTGGGATTGTAAAATATGAGAAGCCGACAAAATACTTTAGCGGAAGATTAGTAAGAACGCATTATCAGATATTAAATACCCTTCAAATTGCAACTGATAAAATAAAGGAACTCCTAAAGCAGACACTTGATTATCTGGACAAGTTAATCAAAGACCCAACTGTAATGTATCATTATTGCGAAACACATTCAGATGATGAAGATAGCAATGTAATGATGAATGTGAAGATAGATGTTCTTTACAAGTTAATGAAACTCAATGAAAATTTCCAAAATACAGAAATGTATAAAACACTTGCTAAGAAGATTGTAGAGGACATTAGGAGCGATATAAAATGTGGACGCATACTTGTTAATGGTACATACTCAACAGTGCTAGGAAACCCAATAGAAATGCTACAAGAAGCGATTGGATGCTATATACCAGAAAATACAGTAGTTGGTGTAGGGAACATTGTTTCAAAGGCATTTGACGAAAAACAATTACTTGCTTGTAGAAGTCCACATATATGTGCAGGAAATATTTACCTACCAAATAATCTACATGACATTGATTTGGGTAATGGAAAGCACCTGACAGATTATATAAACTTAACAGATAATATAGTGGTAATCAATTCAGTAGGTGAGAATACATTACAAAAATGTTCAGGAATGGACATGGACTCAGACCAGATAATGCTAGTAGACAATGATATAATGTTGGATGCTGCCATTAAGAATTATGACAGATTCTTAGTTCCTACAACTGATATAGAGCCAGATCCCAAAGTCCAAGATTATACACCAGAAAATTTATCAGAACTTGATTATAAGACAAGTGAAAATCTCATTGGAGAAATTGTAAATCTATCCCAGGTGCTAAACAGTAAATTGTGGCATGAAATGAATCAAAAGAATCCTAATGAGAAATTCATAAAGGAACTATATAAAGACATCTGCCAGTTAAGCATAATGAGTGGTCTTGAAATCGACAAGGCGAAGAAAACACTGATTGTTGATAATAAAGACGAATTGGAAAAGATAAGGAATAAATATAAAAGTAAGATAACTGGAAAGATTGAATATCCAATGTTCTTTAGGGAACTTAGCAGAAAAGGCAGATATGATAGTAAGAAACAATATAAGAAGTATGATACAACACTTGATAAAATTGGTAAAGAAATTGCATATATGCAATTAGTAGTTGAAAATGATGAAAAAGCATTTATGAGTATCTTCGATAAGCCAGATGTTAGAAAGCGTGATATAAACAAAGATGACTTTGCAGAAATCAAACGGATATGTAAAGAACGATATGATGAAGATACCAAACTTGCAAATCTAAAAGCAGAAAAAGGGAAAAGCGAATATATTAAACAACGCACATTGGTAATTGAAAATTTCAAAGACGATATGCAAGATTACAAAAAAATAGGCAAAGCAACACTATACTTTCTGCTGATAGATGATGAAATGCAAAAATATATTTACTACCTGATACAAGGATTGATAGAGGTAGATTGTAGCAACTTAAAGAAAATGATTCGTATTAAGGAAAGGACAAAAACACTCATAGAGGATAAAAATGGTGACATTGAAATCTATGGGATAATTCATAAAAAAGGAGTGGCATAGACCACTCTTATTTTTATGATTAAAATTTTGCATTTTGGCTACAAAAAATACACCAACAAATCCCTCTACTGTTGATGTTTCCTATATTTATATTTTGTGCTATGAGAAAGATATAAACACTTTTATACATTAGATTATACAGGAGTGCATGTGTGTTGTCAACTACTTTTTCAAAAAAATTTTAACGGTTATTTGGGGCAGGTCTGCTAACTATGGCATAGGGAGAAATATCTGCAACAAAGGAAGGAGATATATGGATATTAAAGAATTGAATTTATCAGATGAGCAGATGGCTCTTGTTCAGAAATATGTTCAGTCAGAAACAGATAAGGTAAGGACTGACTACAGCCAAAAACTTAAAACTGCTAATGATGAACTTGCTAAACTGAAGCCAGTAGAAAAATCTGATGCGGAAAAAGCATTGGAGGAACGCATTGCTGCCCTCGAAAACAGAGAGAAAGAACTTGCTAACAGAGAAAGGGCAATGAGCGTGGCGGCGAAATTAAAGAAAAAGGAATTGCCAGAAGGATTAGCAAAGTATCTTACTGTGGGTGATGATTTGGACAAGACCATTGATGAGGTAGGGGCTTTGTTTGGTAACTACTTTCTCAGTGGGAGCAACAAGCCAGGGAATCATACCACGAATAAAGGCATCACTAAAGAAGATTTTAAGAAAATGAGTTATGGAGAAAGAGCAAAACTTTATCAGGACAATCCTACACTTTATCAGGCACTTTCTAAGTAGAGAGGATGGTGTAAATGGACGCTAATACAATTCAGACGCTAATAAGTTCATTGGGATTTCCGATTGTGTGCGTCCTGTTTCTTGGGTGGTTTATCTGGAAGATATGGACACGTCAACAGGAACAGAACGAAAAACGGGAGGATAAATTATATTCTGTTGTTGCACAGGCGCAGGAAACCAATGAGCGGTTGACAAATACCAATTCTGAATTTGTAGAAATACTGCATTCCTATAAATCAGATTTGGATGAAATCAAAAATGATGTATCAGAAATCAAGCAAAATATGAAAGGTTAGAGGTAATAATTTAACCTGTTGTGCCACTTATAGTTAAAAATTGCATAGTTTGTTGAAAGGCTTAAAAAGCCCAAAAATTCCCTTCCAGATTCTGAAAGTGTAAATTTTCAGAATATCAACTGCTTGATTTTACCAATGTCACAAGATGAGCGGAATATACTGTTGAATGCCAGGCACAGATTATGTGCCAATACTTTGTTTTGTAGTCGGGTACATAATCCCCGGAAGCTTTTCGCAAGTACTCTTTCTGCATTCAACTGCTCGTTAAGCTGTGAGAATACGGTTTCCACCCTGCGTCGGAACCGAAAGATAAGACGCCGTATTTCCGTTGGCCAGTTCTTCTTATAATTGGAAGGCTTCAATGACATCAGGCATATCCCCTGCCTGCGCATGTCATCCCAAAGAACTTCCCCGGTATATCCTTTGTCCCCGAGGATTACCAGGCCCAATTGATTTTCTGCAAGATCTCGGAGCCCTTCCCGGTCATCTACTGAGGCCGGGGTGACCTCAAATGCTGTGATATAGCCTTCCAAAGTAATCATGGCATGGACCTTGAAGCCGAAATAGGTTTCTTTTTTGGAAGGGCACCTTCCATAATTTGCCCCGTCCTCACGGAAAGAGCGGCAGTAGCGGGCACGTCCAAATTTACAGACCGGAAGGGGAAAGCTGTCAATTACAAAATAACGGCTGGACGGTATTGGAAAGGAATGGATCAGTTTTTGCCGGAGCAGCTCCGTCACCTGCAGAAGTGCCCGTCTGGTTCTGTTGAACCGGGTACGGCAGCAGAGTCTGGGAAAAAGGTGCCGGTAGTTGCGTTTTACAAAGGAATACCAGGCATTTTCAGAATCCATCCCAATCAGCTCGCCGCAGATGCTCAAAGTAATAATTTCCGAGTCGGACATTTTTGCAGTACCCACATTTTTCCTTTGTGAAACGGAAGCAGGGACAAACTGTTGGTACAGGTCATCAATAATTGTATAAACAAGCAAAATAAAATCTTCAAAAGTTGCTATGAGGGTGGTATAATCATCTTGAAACTTCAGCATAATGTGCCTCCTTTCATAGTCGTAGTGGTGTACAACTATAGAATAGCACATTTTGCTGAAGTTTTTCTATATCAACTAGCACAAAGGGTTAATTTATGGCGAATACAATCAATAAAAATGTAATTGTGCCAGAGGTTTATGCACAATTAGTTCGGGAGAAGATTACAGGAAAATGCAAGGTGGCACAGTTCCTTGTACATCTTGGTGATCTTCATGGAAAAGTCGGCGAGACGCTGACAATGCCTAAGTGGGCATATATTGGAGATGCGAAGGACTGGGATATTTCTAAGCCAATGGACGTGACTCAGATGAAGCAGACAAGCACAACTGCTACTATCAAGGCAATTCAGGCACCGGCAGTCAAAGTTGCTGACTATGATGATGAGGTCGAGTTAGGAAATGCCATTGACGAAGCGGCAAGCCAACAGGCGGTAGGTGTAGCAAGAAAATATGATACAGATGCTATTGCTTGTGCGCTTGAATCTCCATTAAAGTATAAACTTGCAACAAAGAATACTGTTACACAGGATGATCTTATTGCAATTCTAGGGCTTTATGGTGATGATCGGGATTCCGCAGATTTTGATGCTATCGTGGTACATAGTTCCTTTGCACCAAGTTTCTATAAAATGGATATGTTTGTGAAACTTGATTTGTCTATGACAAAAGAGAGTAACGGTATTGCGGTGAATGGCTGCATTGGAACATTTCTCAACATTCCTGTGATTCTGTCAGATCGCTTATATGACAGCACAAATCAGGAGGGATTCATCCTTGTAATGAAGAAAAATGCTATTTCTATCATTCCTAAAGAGAATCCATTTGCAGAAGCAAGCAGGGATGCGTCTCTCAGACAGACAACGATTTATTTATCTCAGTTCTATGCTATGGCTCTTACTGATGATGAAGCGATTGTTTATGCGAAAACGGTATTGCCAACTGCAAGCGAATAAACACAGAAAAAGTTAAAATAAAACATACTCTTTAAAACTCCAATTTCAATGGGTGAAAATATAAAGATGGGATGACTTTTCTGTGTGAAGGTCATCCCATTTTTTGCAGGAAAGTGAGGTTTGATAATGTTAAGCGGAGACAGATTAAAATTCTTACGATATACGCATGAAAAAACGCAGGCGCAGATTGCGGATTGGTGTAATGTCAGTGTCAGATATGTCGGTATGGTTGAATCTGGTGAAGAAATTCCAACAAAGCAGGTCTATAGTGCATGGCTAAATTGCTGCTATGGAGTTGGGAAACCGTTACCCAAAATGCCTAAAGCAAATGCAAAAAAGAAAACGATAGAAAAATAGGGGGTGGTATGGGGAAATTAAGCGGTATATTTACAAATGTTAAAAATGGATTTACTGGTAAAGGACGAACTGCATATTTTAACCGTACAAGAAATAAAAACAGGAAATCCATGAAAAAAGGCGGTTATAACGCCGGATATGGGGCTGTGACGTTCCGCAATATTATAGATGCCCATAGTGA